GCAACCAATCTCCGCCCCTTTAGTATAACGGTTATTACACGAAATTTGTAATTTTGATATGATGGTTCGACTCCGTCAAGGGGCTCCACAATTTCCCGTACCGGTTGGGAGAAACACGACAGTTTTGGCAGTAGCGGTCAGTGGATCGAGCCGCGCACTCTGAGCAAAAAGGCTGCATTCCCGCACGGGAACTAAATAGGAACCAAACATAACTAAACACAAAATGACACCGATCAGGAACATGAACACAATAACATCAAGAATAACAGTGCTGCCAAAAGGCGAATCAATCTTTAGCCAACTCGCCACAGAGATCAGCATCGTGGACGAAGCCGCTGGACCGTTTATTGAAATGAGGCAATTTCCAGAAGAGGGCGATGAAAAAAATCTTCGCTTTGACCTTGATGAGTGGCCCCACATCGCGAAGGCTGTGGGCAAGCTGATTCAAGAAATCGAGAAACTGAAACAATGAGCGAAGAAGACACCGACAAAAGATGCGCCCAAATGTTGGGCCGCATTGGCATGATGATTCCAGAGGAGTTCTTCGAGACGGACTATTCCACAGTAGAGGATGCTGTGGGCTTGCTGCTCGAACGGTATTACTCTGAAATGGCCACGAAGTTCTATAACGAAAACCAGAAACAACTAAAACGAAACAGGAACAATGAGCAGGACACATGATGTAACAATCAGCGCGTTTGATCTGGATCGGCTGGAGTCTGAACTTACCGCCGTGACAGAGCAACGCGACAGGCTGGCGGAGGCTTTGGAATTACTTGTTACAACAGACCATGAATCCAAGGAGGCTTTTATTGAAAGGGTCAAGCATGCCCTCGCCGCCGTGAAAGGAGGGAGCGATGATAATTGACGCAATGACAGCGACCGACAAAATAGAGTACTATAAAAAACTACTCGAACTTGAACGGCGTACGCTTGCGTCAGTTACTGAGCAACGCGACGAGTTTCGAGGATTGCTGATTGAGCTTTACAACGACATCAACGTCATCCATTCCGGCAAAGCTGTCAGCAAACTCAATAAACTTTTCAGGGATGAAAACTACAACTAAGCAGATGAAACCATACTACTACGTATACCGATACAGCAATAGCGCACCACGAGTGCGTCACGCCACACTCGAAGCCGCACACGCAGAAGCCATGCGTCTCTGCGAACAACACCCGTCAGAGTCTTTTGAGATCCTGAAATGTGTCGGCTTTGCCAGAACAACCAAAGCAGCAACGTTCTGGATGGACGGTGAAGAGCCACCCAAAAGCGGAAACCCTTTTAGACATGTCAAACCACCAGAGTTCTACTAAGCTGCCATCACGCCGCTACGCTTGTAAGGTGTGCGGTCGAAAGGGACGCCGCAACAACGCACCGGATGAACGGCTGAGAGAACCTGTCTGTCCGTCGTGCGAAAAAAGTCTTCGACATTTCGATACAATTATCGCACACATGTCTCTCTTCGACATCATCAAACGTAAAATTAGAAACCGTAAAACAAGTAACAAGTAATGAAGAAAATTGAACCATTTAAGATCATTGGTCGTTACGGCCATTCATGTACACTTACGAAACTCAAGCCAAAAAAGTATTTGATCTCGTTTGTGAGCCCAATAATTAGCTTTGGCGGCGTGCCGCAAATCGAGTTCGTCGATCCGTCCGGTGGGCCGTTCATTAGTGTCGGTACATCATTGCGGGAGTATCACCCAAAGCTGCCCGATAAAAAGATTGTATCGATTGATCGCAACGAAAACCTTTTGATTATTACGTCAGAGTGAAAACGCTGTTTCCCAAACAACTCAGCTCTGTTGATTTTCTGCGACGGTCTCTGGCGAACTGTAGGGCTGCTCTGGACTCAAGCCATACTGGAGTAGGTAAAACAGTTATTGCTTGCCGTGTGGCTAAAGAGATGGGGATACCAGTAGCGGTAATCTGCCCGAAGATTGTTATCCCCCATTGGGAGCGCGAACTTGCTGAGGTCGGAGTGGCGCCCGTCTTTATCCTTAATTACGAGAAACTGAAGAGGGGTAATCAGTTCCTTGTCAAAGCTGGCAAGAAGCTATTTCGCTGGCAACTACCCCAAGAAACTCTTTTGATTTGGGATGAGTGCCACAAATGCAAATCCCCGTTCAGCCAGAACGCGCAGATGATGATCGCCGCCAAACAGGCTGGCATGTACAACCTGCTGCTGTCCGCTACCGCATGCCAAGACCCTACAGAGATGAGGGGTATTGGTTTTGTGTTGGGGGTTCACTCACTCAACAAACCGGACGGCAATCTAAAAAGCTGGCAATCATGGATGATGAAATATGGATGCCGCAAAGACCCTTGGAATAATTGGGTAGCCGGACCAGTATCAAAACTCGTCGATCTCAACCGAGAACTCTACACACGCAACTGTGTTAAGCTAACCCCGAAAGATCTACCTACGGCGTTTACTGACAACCATGTTATCACAGAGCCACTAGCATTCTCATCATTGGGCGACATTGCTAAATTCTACCGCGATCACGGAGTCACGCCGGAAATCGTAGATCAATTTATGGAGGACGGCGGAGCAAGCCCACACATCCTAGTGGAGATCCTTCGTGCACGACAACTTGCCGAAGCCGCGAAGGTGCCAGACATCGTGGACATGGTAGCCGAAGCGTGCAGCGAAGGATACAGCGTAGCCGTGTTCGTGAACTTTGTGGATACAGTCAAATCGCTCACAGAGTTTATCCCTGAATCCTGTACCATTGTCGGTGGACAATCTGCCGACGACCGCGAAGCCAACGTGCAACGGTTCCAGAACAATGAGTCCAGAGTCATCATCTGCAACATCGCTGCCGGAGGCGTAGGTGTTTCGCTACATGATACGAAAGGGGGACATCCGAGGATGAGCCTCATCTCGCCGACATTTAACGTCAAAGACTACATCCAAACATTGGGCCGTATTCACCGAGCAAACGCAAAAAGCCCTGCAATTCAAAGGGTTTTGGTCGCCTCAAAAACAATCGAAGAAAAAATTGTTGACAAGTTGGAACAAAAGCGTTTGTCTCTGGACACACTTCACACGCAAATATGAATCCAGAAACCAGTACACCAGACCACTCCGAACGAGCACATGCTGAGTTCGGCCCCTCATCCCTCAAGTATGTTTCGCTCTGCGCCGGATACCACGGTAAGGACGGAAAGAACGCAGCCTCCGATAAAGGCACACGCATCCATGAGGCACTTGAGGTACGCGATCCGTCCGCCCTTATGGACGACGACGAAGTACAGATCTACGAGCGCATGGTGGCTGAAGAGGATGAGGTCTTCCAGAACGTCTTCGGCGGTACTGACGGCGTAACGATCAATCGTGAGATGCGCCTTGTACTGGATCTCGATTGCGAGACACCGACATTCGGCACATCCGACATCGTAGCTTGGAAAGGAAACGTCGGTCTTCAGGTGGACTACAAGACTGGCATCAGCAAGATCGACGAGCCTCTGATTAACTGGCAAGCCAAAGCGTACGTACTTGCGGCGTTCCAGATGTATCCGGAATTGGAGACCATCCACTTTGCATTCCTAATCCCAAAGCGCGATGAGATCCTTGTCGGTACTTTCCATCGGTTCGAGATGGACGACCTGCGCAAACAGATTTCTACTGTTATCAAGAAAGCCGAAACGACCAGACCGAAATGGGAAAACAAGACCATCGACATCGATGACCTTAACCCTACCGTGAACTGCCGCTTCTGCCGACATGAGGAGCACTGTCCGGCATTGGGCGCAGTCGCAATCGAGGTTGCTAAACGGTACAGACCAGACTTGCTACCGGATGGACCGATTGCTTCCGGTGAGGTTGACGATCCGAATACAATTGAAAAACTCTATGTCGTAGCCAAGATCGTAGAGAATTGGGCATCCGGCATCAAGCATAAGGCTACAGGCATGGCGCACGAAGGCATTGAATTCGAGACCCTCAAGCTCAAGTCAATGGGTGCGCTTAAGAAGACCATCGAGAAAAACTACCTTGCGCAGCTCGCAATTAAGCACGGACTTGAACTTAATGAGATCATTGAGGCCGCTGACTTGACAATGGGTCAACTCTCAAAAGCCCTGCATGATAAGGCTCCGAAAGGAAAAAAATCTTTTGTTGTTGACAGCTTCGAGAAAGAAGCTATTGATCTCGGCGTTGTCGAGGTTGGTTCAACGCGATACACACTTTCCTCAAAATGAGGAGAAAGGGAGTTACGGCTGTCCCCTTTAGTAAGCAACAAGCAACAACCGATCAGAAACAAGAAATAGTAATATGAGTACAGAAGCACTAAGCACAAGCACATCGACTGGTCTGGCATTTGCCGCACAAGACATCGATATCCCACGCCTCAACGTCATCCAAAAGATGTCGGAGATTGAAGGGCCTATCGGTTCAGTCGTTATCGACAAGGACTCCGTTCTCCTTGAAGCCGAACAGAAAACTCCGGTAGTCGTGATCGGAGCTATCAAGCGGTGGAAAGAAGACGTCCCATTCGGCGAGGACTACATTCCCAAGATTGTGTCCAACGAATCGGATGCGAAAGCACTCGCTGCCGAAAGCAGCTACGACGTGACTGAGTTCGCAGAAATCATCCTCCTCATCCCACAGGTTGGAGAAGATGACACGCTGTTCCCCTACCCGATCGGCGATACCAACTACCAGATCGGTCGCATCACCGTTCAGAAGGACGCATACCGCTTGACCTACAAGCGTCTGTTCACCTTCTCGACGTTCAACCCCAACGTTCCTATCGCTTCGCGCTTCTGGAACTTCGGTACTGAACTGATGTCCAAAGGGAAATACAGCTGGTATGTTCCTACCCTTGCACACACCAAGGACGATGCACCCGTCGAAGTCGCAGAATTTGCGGCACGTCTTACCAAAGGAGGAGACCAATGAGCGCGATCGTACTTGATAACCCACTCGCACTCCTCAAGCGGGAGGCGGACTCCATCCGCGCCGTAATCACTAAGATCGAGGGCGACATTCGCCAACTCAACGATCAGATTACTGAGCTGATGGTCCAGAAAGCATCTTTGAATCTTGTGGCAACTGCCCTCGATAACGAGATGGACCGCATCCGACTTGCTCCGGAACAACTGGAGCTTGATCTGGAAGTAGAATAACTACACCCAACCCGCACAGTACACTCACTAGGTGTATTGTGCGGGTTCACTTTATCCTCACGACACATGATAACTTACGCAGTGGACTTCGAGTCCTACTACGATGGAGATTGCTCCATCACAACTTTAGGCCCTAGAGGCTATTTCTCACACCCGCTATTCGATGCCTATATGGTTACAGTTGTAGGCGATGATGGGTTTGTCTATGCCGGATGTCCGAGAGAATTTGATTGGTCGACCCTTACCGACCGTGTTGTGCTCTCTCACAACGCCGCTTTCGATCAGAGCCTTTATCTGTACGGTGTAGAGGTCGGTTGGTTCAAGCCATGCAGTCCGTCTGAGTGGCACTGTACCGCAGACATGACTGCGTTCTTGGGTCTACCGAGATCCCTTAAAAACGCTTCGGCAACCGTGTTCGGTCTGGAAGTCAACAAGACTACCCGCGACAACATGAAGGGCAAGCAATGGGGCGCGATGACAGACGACTTCAAAAAAGAAGTCACCGAGTACGCAGTTAAAGACTCCGAACTCTGTCTTCGCTTGTGGCAAGAATTGTCTGGTCAGTGGCCTCAAGTTGAGCGGGATATCAGCTACCTTAACCGCAGGGTTGGGCAACGCGGTATTCCGATTGACACTGAACTACTCAAGAAGAACCTTGAGAATATCCGCACTGAGCTATTCAACGCAGAGCAGTCCATCCCGTGGATTTCGGAGCACACTCCGCTGTCGCGCAAAGCGTTCAACGAGCAGTGCCGTAAGCAAGGCATCGAACCACCAGCCTCTATTGCTGCTGGTAATGAAGATGCTGACAAATGGTTTGCTGCATTCCAAGACGCATGTCCGTGGGCAAGGGGCGTGCAAAACTACCGCCGCATCAACGCATTCCTCCGCAAGCTCGAAGCGTTCGATTCCGGTACGATGCCTGACGGCAGGTATTACGGTGGATTGATGTACTGTGGAGCTAATCCGACAGCCCGATTCAGCGGCAGCGGCGGCAACCTTAACCTGCAAAACCTTCCGAGAGACGAGATGTTCGGAGTCAACTTCCGCCATATGATCCGACCCAAAGAAGGCTACAAGCTGATCGTTGCCGACTTGTCACAGATCGAAGTACGTACATTGTGCTGGCTTGCTGAAGACAGAAAAGCCCTCGATCTCATTCGCGATTCGGACGACATCTACCATGCGTTCGGTGTGCTGTTGGGGCTACACAATCCTGACAACGGTCCGTTGAAAGAGTATGACAAGCAGCTGCGGCACAAGGTGAAATCAATCGCGTTGGGCTGCGGATACGGAATGGGAGCTACCAAATTCTCTACATTCAGTGGTATGCCCATCGAAGAAGCAGAGAAAGCAGTTAAGCTGTACCGCGAGCGTATGCCCACAGTGCCAAAGTTCTGGCGTTCACTCGACCAAAATATGGCAACCGCCTGTGCTGTCGGAGAGCCCTTCGAGCTAGAGCTTCCGTCCGGTCGATCACTCCGTTACGGAAAGATTAAGCGGATGAAGGAGGCTGGTTCGGTAAATCGATTCCGCCACATTGGAAAGATCGTCCGTAACGGACAACTGCGGGACTTCCCCCTGTGGGGCGGCATCCTTACTGAAAACTTGTCTCAAGGTTTAGCCAGAGACATCTTCTCAGACATGATGCTCCGCGTTGACGCGGCAGGATTTCCAGTTATCCTACACGTCCATGACGAAATGGTTTGCGAAGTACCGGAGGCACAAGCCGAAGAAGCTCTTGCAAAGATCCTAGAAATCATGCACACGCCACCGCAGTGGATTCCGGATATTCCGGTTGCTGCTGAGGGGCACATTCTTGATTACTATACCAAATAACAACCGTGCAGTCGGCACGTCATCAACCGACACAACGTTTATGAAATACAGATACCTTAAAAATCATCGCGCAACTACAGTAACCGTAATCGACGACCCATCAACTCTATCATTTAACAAACCACAATTTGCCTCTAAGGCTGAGTATCGGGCATGGTGCGCCGATGCAAACACCGACCATTGTTTCTATTCTATGGCAGAGGGCGACAGCCCAAACGCCCGCATCAGCGAAGACAATCCAGTACATAAGATACACGGATTTGTCGCTGACTTCGACGCTCCTGTCGATTGGGACAAGATCGACGAGACTCTCAAGATCCGCTGCGAGGGCGGACACATGCCAACATGGCGTACCAAAACTCAGTCCGGTTACATCCGACTTGTGTGGGAATTTGACAAGCCACTCCCACTCGCTCCAGCACTTGCCGACTCCTTTATGAAGCGATTGAGTGACGCGCTCAAAGCATCGATGCTGCTTGCTGGTTTCGACAAGACCAGCTTGAAGGTGTCGCAGTACTTCGAGTTGGGCGCAGACTGGACCCGTATCGGGGACCCTATTGCCATATCCTTTGTTCGTACCGTGTTGCTCAAATCGGCAAACGATACACCAATCAAGACCGACGAAACCAACATCCCGCTCGATGACATTGCAGCGGAAGTTGCGCGTAAGTTCCCGAACCGATGGAAAGGTGAGTTTACCGTAGGTGCTCGCGGACCACTGTTCTGGATTGACGACGGCATCGACCGCGACGGCTGTCAGGTACGGGAAGACGGAATGATCTGCTACTCAGACCGTGCGGGTACAGGGTTCAAGTCGTGGGGTTCGATCTTCGGTAAGAAGTTCGTTGACCAGTACGAGGAGAAGAAACTGTCTACTCTACTAGACCAGTACTGGTTCAACGGAAAGTCATTCTACAAGCTCCTTAATGGCGGACCTGTGGCAATACCGAAAGAACAACTGGTGCTCGAACTCCGTAAGGCTGGATTCAGCCCTAAGCTCAAGAAGAACCAAACGGTGTCGGAGATCGAACAAGCTATCCTCACTATCTCCAACGACTGCCGTGTCGAAGAGGTCGCGCCTGTCGTGTTCTCCAAAGAGCGAGTGGTTGACTACTACGGCAGAAAGATCCTCAACAACTGTAGGGCAAACGCCGTGCAGCCAGCCGACAATGGAGATCCAGCTAACTGGCCGTGGATTCATTCATATCTCATGCCGTTCTTTGCAAAGGACAGTGATGGCAAGGAAACGCTGCCGTATTTCCTAGCGTGGTTCCAACGCCTGTACAAAGCGGTGCTTGAATGCCGACTCGATCAAGGGCAACTGATGATCCTATTGGGACCAGCCGGACACGGTAAGACCCTACTCACCAACAAAATTATTGGTGCTTCGGTCGGCGGGTTTAGTGATGCCTCGGACTATCTGTCAGGCAAGACCAGCTTCAACCGCGACCTCTGCGGATCTGCCGCTTGGGTTGTAGATGACCAGACAGCAGCAGCGACCTACGCCGACCAGCGCAAGTTCGTCGAGCTTACCAAAAGATGTGTAGCCAACCCTAGGCTTGAGTACCATGCGAAGTATGCGGATGCTATTCCGCTGCCTTGGTCCGGTAGGGTTATGATGTCCCTCAACCTTGATGCCAACTCCCTTGCCGCCCTGCCGTCACTTGACAGCAGCAACCGAGACAAGATCATTGCGTTGCGCATCAATAGCGGACACAAGGTGAAGTTCGGCTCAAACGAGTTCGTAGAGAACACGATCAACACCGAACTGCCGTTCTTCCTCAAGTGGCTTTACGACTGGCAGGTACCGATTGAGATCAAGGACTCCAACCGATTCGGAGTTAAGACCTACATCGACTCATTCATCGAAGCCGCAGCTTACGACAACAGCTCCCGCTCTGCCATTGCGGAGATGGTCGAGTTCTTCGCTAAGAAGGTCCGTGAAACCGTATCTCTTACCAAGTGGCGCGGCACTCTTACTGAGTTCACCGTTGTGCTACAAGAATGTAACGGCGGTCGTAGCGTCGGCAACAGCGGAAATCTGGAGTTCGTCCGTCGCGGCATGACGGTCCTCGAAGAGGTAAGTCAGCACAACAAGAACGTCCGTCCGGTACGGAGCAAGGGTCAAGGTGGCGGTAAGATCTGGGAGATCGATCTCTCAGAAGTATACGACATCGACCAAGGTGGCGACTTCTAAGAAATTAACGAACCCGCTTCTTCGTGATCTTCACGGAGGGCGGGTTCAGTTCTGAGATGGGTACCACAAACTCATCAGAGAAAGATAGCTTGCCGTCATTCGGATCGACATTGCCTTTAGGCAGGAAGGTTGCTTTCGCAATAAACTCTTTTGCTGGCAACCAACCAATAATAGTGGCGAGAGTCATTTGTTGGTTACACCTAACGAAATAGTAGACATCACACTTGCTGCCTATCTTTTCTGCACTGGACTCTGCACCGTACACGCGAGCCACATAATGGGGTTCCGGCACACTAGCGGCCTTAGTCGTTTTTACGTCAATGGTTACGCCGTCTGGCATAGTGATGTCGTAAGCGAAGTTTATGTCGCCTACTCTACTGCCTCCGATCTCGCGGTGGACAAGCATCTCGCCCATCATTCCGATCTCGTTGCCCCGACCTCTTGCGATTGAGCCCCTGAGCACACCCATCGCTTTGGCTTCAGCGCGTGCTTGTTTCCGGTCTTCACCGGAAGGTTTGATGACTATCATTAGTACAGTTGGTAAATACGATTAAGGTTGCCAGTACCGTATGGATCAACATTCAGCCTCGGAATGGCAGCGCCCCTTGAGGTGGCGGCTTCTTCTTCCATCAGCTGCATGCATTTGTTCCAGTGGTATTCGGCACGCTCAATATCAGCGTTGTCCTCCATCAAGCGACCCATAAGACCGTGCTTCAAAGCACCGACATTTCCGACATACACGATGTCATTATCGGAGCGCACGGGTTGGAAGGCTCGTTTGCAGAGAACATGAACGACAGTCTCGTCGTTGGTTGAGCGGTTCAGTCTGAACCTACGATAGCGAGTGACACCGGAATCCGGTCCGACTGTGGCAATTGTGGTATCGGAATCGAGTGCGTCCGTGCGGATATCGTAAGCGTCTGTGAGACCGTCGAAACGGATGCTAATCACAGCGTTGATATCCTCTGCAAAAGTGAGAGGCACATCGTTATCGGATACGGTATCGGTAGTTGACTGGTAGATCTTGTCTCCGTCTGTCGCTGTGACCACGATCTCGCCACCGTCATCAGGATTGAAGTTGGTTTTCGTCGGCGACTGGTCGGACGGAACAATGTGCAAAGTATTTGTAGCGGTAGTAATCAACCGCTTCAACGGGTGGAAGCCAGCGTCAACCAAACCCCAAGTAAGGTCGGCTGCACCAACCCCCATGCCCGTTGATTTGAAATCGTGCCACAGAGAGCGTACAGGTACGGGCTGGTTATTGACGATAGTGTGGAGTACGGAGTCCGCTTCGTCGGGCAACGTAACGCAGTTGTCAACAACAGGAAGACTGTACTGGATAGTAAGATCACGGTACGTACCCATATTGTAGATACGAGACAAGACCTGATTAAGGCTTGTCTTGAACTCGCCGTCTGGTTCGATGTACTGACTGAGCATCGGAACCAGCTGATTTACCGTAGTGGCGGGCATTACTTTTTGGGTTTGATTTTGACTTCACCGCTGTGAAGCTCACCCTTCAGTTTGCCCTGCTCCTTATTACTAAGGGGGCTAACTTTACTGAGCAGGTAGGCTACTTGCTTTTTGGTCTTAGTTTTCATTACAGGTCAGAGGGTAGGCTGTCGGCTATCAGTTGTCAAGTAATTCTTTACCACTTGCCAATAGGGCATTTTTCAGTAGCCATGCGGAGCTTTGCCTGTGTGGAACACCCACACTTTTTGCAGCGTCCGGTTTTGGCAAAACCAGTTTCATCCCAAAACTCGCAGCCTTTACAGGTTTCGAGTCGGGCGTTATAGGTTTCGGGATCAGGAATCGGGAA